AGATAATACTATTCACTCTATTTGAGCAGTTAACTTCTCTAGTTACAAATCTGCAATTATCTGGTTGATAATTACCTTTAGTGTTTACCCTGTCAATATCAAGACCAGATTTCCAACCGTTAGACATACACCAAGAATAAAATACCTCCACGGAATCAAACCACTGTTTATGCATCGACACCCCTTTTAATCCGTAAGAGCTGTACAATGTATAATTTTTATTGCTTGTTCTATGCTTTATGTTGTTCCATATATTATATAAAGGATGGCCGCTTAAACCGTGCTTAGTCCCTGCGGAGACGTGAGAACACCCACAGGACTTAACTTTATCATGCCTTACGTTTGCAAGCCCTGATATAAATCTATTGCCGCACAGTGGGCACTTAAACACGCACATTCTTAACTTACCTTTTGGCTCTGAGTCTGAGATATAAATAACACCTAAATTACCGACTAAATCACCACCTAAAAAACAAAGCCTTTTACCCATTAGAAAACAACCTTATCCAGTCCGCAATCAAAATACGCTTTTTTAAACTTTTCGTAAGTTGATTTACCTAAATGAGTATTATATATTCTTTTGTATTCCCTGTAAATAGCTGCAATATCATCGTGCGGTGGCAATGGTGCTTTATCCATTGAGTATTTTAATCTAGCCATAGCACAAGCATACATTGGCGATATTAACAATCCTGCTTCCAATGTTTCATTATCAGTGACACCAAATAAATCAATATTATCTAGCTTTTTATATGCTAAATGATCGTTTGTTGATACTGCATCGCAATTATCATATATATCATGAAGTGTCGCTGGCTCCATTTGCCAAATACCCAAGGCAGGACCGTTAATCTGCTTAATATAATAACCGCATTTACTTTCAATCGCTGCCGTGGCTAGTAATAACATTTGAGCGTTTTTGCTGTTGTAATTACCGCCCATGTATTCAAGCGTTGGCTTGATTATGTAATCTAAAAGTTGCTGTGCTTGCATTCTTATACTCTCCTATTGTTGCTTTAATAACTCTTGATAATGCTCGATAGATGTTTCGTGCTTTGATTCTTGCTCTGCATCTTGCATGATGATTGCAGCCTCTAACGCTTGCGTGTGCTCTTGTATTCTTCTTTCGTAATGGTTAATCATATTATCCATATGGCGCTTAAATAACTCAAAACGCCAATTATAAAATATATTAAACACCCGATGCAAAATTGATTTAATGTCATGCCAGGGTTTATGTTTCTTAGTCCGTTATCCATTACTAACTTTAACCATAACATTCCCGCCTTTAGTTTTAACACCTTTCTTTACGGTTAGCGATACTATTTGCTCGTCATCAAGCCAGAAATTGCCATGACTTAACGCATCAAATAAAGCCTTACTAAAGTTATCAATGTCATAACGCCTTAAAGTAGGAGGGTTTAATACTAAAGAAACATTAACAGGAGACGCTAAACCTTTATCAAATAAACCTAATTCCTTAAGTTTTGCTATTGCATCTTTTCTGTAATCCCTGCCGCGCTTACTTAATATAAATCTATTATTGTAAGCCCTCCAGCAACTCCCTACGCTTGGAGGCCATGGCATTTTAAATTCATAACTCATTTGCCTGTATCCATTATAGCTTTATACACATCATCAGGTGGGGTTTCATACCCACATTGAGCCATACAGCTAACTAAGCACTGATATATTGATCGTTCATCACCATACTTCTCTCTAAATGCGTGCTTGTGGTGCGTAACATTTAACGGGTGGTTGCTGTGTACATCGTGCAAATCTTTAGGTATAGGGTTAATAAACCAATAACCGATATGAACTTTATTATGCTTTCCTGATTTTCCGACTACGTGGTGTCTTTGATATTCTGAGCCAACAAATTCAGGGTATAAAATACCAATACCAACATCATCAATAAAGCTTGTTATATCTTTCAGCCATTGCTTTTCTGCTGCATTTGCATTTCTATTTGCCATAACTATTCCTTATTTAATTTATGGTACACGCTTTCAATATTAGAGTTTCCATTCAAAGCCTGTAAATTATTTACAAAAGAATATTGGCAGCCTTTTTTTACATTATATATAGAGGTGTCACCATGTAGAGTGAATTTCACAATTGATTTTTTACTTATATCAATCCATTCGACTCTTTCGCCATCTATAAAAATATTTACGTCATATTCAATTAAAAACATCTCACACCTCATGTCTATTTTATTGGATTATCTATACACGTTTTATTTACGTGCACAGATAATTGGCTTATTAATACTTATAACAGTCTTTAACTGCCTGTTTCGCGCCTTTCACGCCTGAATAACTACCGATGTACATAGCGCAGCACGACTTAATTCTACGTTGAATCAGTATCAATTCAGCAAAATAAGGTTTGATTATATCCTTACCATCAACGGACTCGTGAAATAAAGCTATCTTACTTCGTTTAGTTGCTGACTCTATACGCTCTATTGTTGATTGTGATAGTTGCATTAGCTTTCCTTGTTAAGCTTGCTAATTGACGAGCATTTAAAATCAAGAGGCTTTATTTCGTAGTTACACGTATATTCATAATCGCCATTCCAGTATTCTCCACCTTCGTCCATCCCTTCATCATCTAAATCATCAGGCTTAACTTCTACGTCAGTCATTGTTGCTTGGCCTGTAATCTCACCTGTCACGACATCTATAACTTCTGCATTCCAACCGTCATCAAGATATTCTTGAATTGATTTATTTGCATATATGTCGCGTAACTCTTTATTTTTAAAATACTCGAATCCACTACCTTCAGGGTCATAAAAAAAATAAGGGTAATCGGCGCTAGGGTTATATTTTTTATCTATTTTGCCATTCATTTTCATACTCTCCGCTGTTTAATTAATACTATCCTAAATCGTTTATATTGCTTAATACTGTTTTGATATAAGCGCACCGTTTAAGATGCGCTTTGTGGTTAGTAAGCAGGTTTATTATCTTGTGGATAATATGGTGCTTGTTGTTGTTGTGGTGCTTGATTGTAGCTACTTGCGTTGCCTTGATTTTGCGGTGGCGCTTGTTGCTGTAATCCTCCATTTTGTGGCGCTGGTTGTTGATTATTAAGGCCACCTTGTGTCTGAGCTTGTTGCTGAAACCCTGTATTAGCCTGTTTCGGTGCTGCTTGTTGGCCCTGCTGCCTGCTATCAAGCATTTCCATTTTGCCGCCAAAGCCTTTTACTACAATTTCAGTGGTGTATTGATCTTGTCCTTGTTGGTTTTGCCATTTGCGTGTTTGCAAAACGCCTTCGACATAAACTTTCGAGCCTTTTTTTAAATACTCACCAGTAATTTCTGCTAGCTTTCCAAACATTACTACACGGTGCCATTCAGTTTTCTCCTTCTGCTCACCTGTTTGCTTGTCTTTCCATGACTCACTAGTTGCTATTGAAATATTAGCCACCGCTTCACCGCTAGGCATAAATTTAACTTCAGGGTCTTGCCCTAAGTTACCTAGAATTATTACTTTATTTACTCCTGACATTTCTTTATTCCTTACCTTTAGTTAATAGTTAATTGTTACGCGATCTGTTTTTCTTAATGCTAATGTTATCTTTCTGGCTGTTGGTTCATCTAGCTCACAACTAGCCATTAAATGTTCTTTTATTTCTCCAAGTATTTTACCTGCATGAGCCTTGTTATCTTCTAGCTTTTTCAGCGCTAACGCTTGAGCTTCTTTTTCATCATTATGGCGCTTAATTTCCACTTGTCTTGCTAGCTCGATATCAGCAATGCGCTTAGCTTCTGCTTGATCAGATAGTAATCTTGTGTGACGGTCGCGGTCTATAGTTTCATTCCATTCGTAAGCTTCAGAAATATAATCAAGCCATTCTTTGTTTATTTTCTCTTGTTCTGCTTGCTCGTTTAGTAACTTCTCTCTTGCTTGAGATGCTAACAATTCATTATCAGCTTTAATTTTATCATTAATAGCTCTTTGCTTTGCTTCTTGAGCGTCATCAATAGCCTTTTGCGCTAAACGCTCAGCTTCGATTGTTGCTACCTCTGCCGCTTCTTTTGCTATACGAGCATCATTATCAATTTGAAACTGCTTTAATCGTGCTGCCTCTGCCACTGCTTCAGCTTCTAATCTAGCTTTTTCATCAGCAAGATCGCGGTCAAACTTTTCATTCATTAATATAGCGACCTCTTCATCGTTTGCTTTTTCTTTTGCTAACAATTCAGCTTTTACCCTTATTAATCTATCGTCCTCTATTTTTGCTTGTTCAACTTCCCAATCAGTAACGGGCTTTCTTGCTATTATTTTTAACTCATCAAGATCATCGCGCATTTTCTTTCTTGCTTTATCAACTTTTTTTGCGTTTTCCTTCCAACCTGAAACTAAATCTTTACCACAATCATCGTACTTAACTTTTATTTTTGCCACTTTGCTTGCTAAAGATATTGTTTTTGCTCTACCTGCTGCCGTAGTTAGATCATGTTTAAAGCTATCAACTTCATCTTTAACTTGCTGAACATAAGAATCAAGACCTTTGTCTGCTGTAAACACACTTAAAGCTGTATCTGCTGTTATTTCTGCTAATTGATTTTCCATTTTACACATTCCCTTTTAATTTAATTAATAATTCATTCATTTTAGAGATAAATAAATCTGTTTTTTCTTTCATCTCGTTTATGTAATCTTCATCACGATAAACTCGTTGCTGTAAATATCCTGCTGCACAATCAAGGCGAGGATCGAAGCTTAAGAAGTCACACCACTTTCTATCAGCTACCCATAGTTGCATCTGAATTTGTGCTTTATAATCAGCGCTGTAATCGTCAGATAATGCGCGCTTTAACTGTGTTGTTGTATTTGGGCATTTTACCTCAAGCATACCATCATCACCGATTAACCCGTCAGGACTAACGCCGATAAACTCGTTATATTCAATGAAGGCAACTTCACTCACGTCAACAAAATCATTATTAACAGAATACATTGATCGCGCTTGTGGCTCTGTTTCTGTACCCCATCGCATAGAATCATTCTCAAAGAATGGTTTTGATTGACCTGTTAGTTTTTCCGCGATTAATTCCATCATATAAGTTTCAGCGGTTTTGCTTGGGGCGTTTCCGCGCCCTTTGGTTAGTACATCTTTAACTTTGGATGCTGTAACCTTGCCAAGCCTCAGTACAAGCCATTCTTCAGTACCCTGCTCCATTTTATCAATTATATTCATGATGCAACCTCTAAAATTTTACTGTAATCACTTATTTTAATTTCGCCCAAGTTGTTAAACTTAAATGCTCTGGCTATCTTCTCGCCCTTACTGGTAAACATACCATCTTCACCGCATAGCAAAGGCAATAAAACATCAGCTTGCTCGCCATTGATAAGCTCAACCATTGGAGTTACATTTTTTTCAAATGCGATACCTTCACCGTTTTCATTTAGCATTTGAATAGCTTCACCTAATCTTTCGCATTTAGGCCAGTATTTATAAGCACGTTTAACAACTGTCTTCTTGATCATTTCTCCTTCGTCAGTTTTCCAAGGTCCATTACCTTTTTTAAATGCTTCAGACCTTGCGCGTATTTCGTATATTTCTGAAATATTCATTTCTTCAGTGAGATAATCACCGTCAATTGTTTTAACTGTACAGTAAGCGCCAACGATATCACCGCGATCACCAAATGTATTAGCTAAGTGACTAGGTTCTTTTGATAAGCCTTGGTTTTGATAAGTATCATTTGCACGTACAATTTTACATTGTCCCCATTTAACAACGCCGCTTGATTGTGCTAAGTGCAAAAGCCCCATGTAACTTAAGTCTAAACAAACGCCACCTTTACGCGGCACTAGATAAGCATGTTTAAGCGCAGGATTTAAACTAATACCAATGCTCGCAATGTTAATAATTGCATTCTGTAAGCTTGTTATGTTGCTTGTGGCTATCTTTGCTAAGTAGTCATTAGATGCTAAAGCCTGAATAGCAAATTGCTTTTCTTTTTCCCACTTTACAGACTCATCAGATAGTACAGGAAGAAACAAGCCTTCTTGCTCTGATATGTATTGAACTAAATTACTCATAACTTCACCTCAACAGTTTTAGCGCTTAAGAATTCATCACTAAGCGCATTGTATTTATCGCGTGGTGATAATGGCTTGCTTTCTTCTTTCGCTAAGTATTCGCGAATTGTGTCAGAATGAAAATATTCCAGTAAATATTCAGGGTCGCACATACTAGCTAACTGGCTCATTAATGAATCAACATCAACATCATCCAGCAATATCTCTAAAGATGAAGTCCCGCTAAAGCTAACTGGTGTTACTCGCTCGATATGGTCGCATTTTACTTCTAGTGTTCCAATGTTCATTTTAATCTCTCCAAATTAAAGTTAGTCAGGTTTACTTA